TTAGTTCAGTATATCTATTAGCATATATTTGTCCATATTGATTAGAAACATCACTTTTTAATAAATCTGCCGCAACTCCATAAGGCATAATTCCTAGTGCATCATCTGTTAATTCAAGTTCAGTATTGTCTTTACTCTTCTCATTTATCTTTTTAGGATATTTATAGTAATATATTTTTATTGTCCCATCATCTAGTATATCGAGTGTTGTTCCAAAAGAAGTGTATCTAACTCCTTTTACACATTTAAGTTGATAAAAGTTTTCTAATTCATTAAGATTTATTGTATCTCCTTCTTTAACTTCTCTTGTTTCTATTGCAGGAATCTTTTTTATTCTTGCTAACTCGTGTTGTATAAAATCTATTACATTATTTATCTTGTTTTTGAAATCTGGGTCATCTGTTAAACCTTCATTTTCTTCATTTATCTCTTCTATTAGTCTTAATACTTCACTTTTCATATCACCTAGTGTCATATATTCCTCCTACTCTCCTTCAGGAGATTTTAACAATTTATATTTCTCTATTGCCTCATCTATTGTTAGCATTTTATATTCACTTATAACAAAGCCTTGTCCTTCTGCATATATAAGCAGTTGATTTTCTTCTAGTTCGATATCTTGATATTCCTTTTGTTTTACTTTCTTGCCATTAGACATTGTATATTCTTGTTCTACTTGTTTTATTAGATGTCCATCTATTATTTTATCTTGTATATGTACCTTGTATCCTTCTTCTTCATCTTTGTCGTTACATAATTCTATATCTTCTCCGTTGTACACATATCCACCATAAAATCTAACATTTGGTGTTATTACATATTTTTTTAAACTTTCTAACTTTTTAATCATATATATTCTCCTTTCGCGTTTGTTGGAATTGCACCAACATTTTTCTTTTAACACGATATAAAAGGCATACTATAAAAGCATGCCTTTTTTTCTAATATATTACTGCAAATTTTACTGCTGCATTTTCTGGTATTAATACAATACTTCCATCATTATTTGCAAATCTCGCAGTTTCTACTCTTATTGCTGCTATACCTCCTGCTGCTACATCTACTAATTTTAAATTTTCTGTAGCTGCTGCATAGCTTCCATTTGAAGGACATTTCACAGAAACATCGTATGGAGCTTCCCCAGAGTTTTGAGCTAATATAGTTAAATACTCTCCTCCTGCAAATTCTCTTGGTATTTTAAAGCTACAT